TGGTTTCTCTTTATGTGAGATGATTTTGATCTGATGAAGAGGAGCCACGGTGTTCATGACTTCTGGGTTCACGAGTTCCACCAGTCCCCATTGAGCCAGGAGTCGAGCGATTGCATTGCGTCTATCATAATCATTCTGTGAAATATCAGTGGGTTTGCCATCCAGGGCGAACAGTTCCTTAAAGTGCATGATGTAATATTTTCCACGTTTATGGAGGATATGACAGGACTGATAGAGAATCTTCTCTTTACGAGAGGCGACACCAATACGAGAAAGTGTTTCACGGACCTTTAAGAAGTCGTCTGGAGATTTCAATGATACCTCGGCGCACGTCATGAGATCAATCATAGTTTGGCCCACTTTCAATGGTAAGTTGGGTGATGGTTTCTATCTGTTCTTTGGTGAGTATTCCTAGCGCCTCCTGCGCCTTCCGATCAGAACACTCAAAGAAGGTTTTCACTACATCTAAATCTTCACGGGTTTCAGGTTTCACCCAGGGAGCAAATGGGCGTCGTCGGTTGCGAATACTATTTAGTAAGTAGGCGAATTGCATGGTCTTGTTAAGATGGGGTCTTAAATTCATGGCATTGGCTTCCATGAGACAATCCAGATGATAAGACAGGGCTTTATTCACAGTGAATGGCTTATAGTCTTTCTCGGCCTGAGGATCAACCATCAGGTTGCGCTTGCCGAATTGGATTTCTTTTACAAAATCAAAGGGTGTCATAGTGTATTTTTTCCCATTTTAGTAAATAATTAGCTAATCGGAAAAGCTCTTGGGGATCATCACCAATTTTTCTATTACAATCATGACATAACCAATCTCTTGCCAACCCATTTTCATGATGATGGTCTAAGCACCAGGTGCCAAGTTTTTTGCCCCCGCATCCTTGCGCCTCTCTTTCATTTCTTAGGCATCCAGGACATTGGTGATCCTTGGCAGGAGGTGGAGTGGTTGCTCGTAATGCTTTGCGCTCCTTTGATAATTTCCTGGCGCACTTTCGGCATTCAGGCCTCAGATATACGCCACCTGATGATGGACTAAAATCTCTTACAGGAAGATTTTTTTCACACTTACTACAGAGTTTCAGGGGATCATCATCTATCATGCCTGGAAGTGTACTCATACCTTTTTCCTAATAGGATTTTCCATTTAATACATTCCTAATCCTATAAATTTCATAATGAGACTCTAGAGAAATTCGCATTGCAGCATCAATTCAACGAGGCAAGCCATCATATTTATTTCCTGATCGGCAACAAACGCCGATTTATAGCCATAATCCGCCAGACACAAAACAGCCTGCGGAATCGATACTGGCTTCAAGAAGGTATACATTCCATCATACAGCTTGCGATAGAGGCTTGTGGGGTCAATTGGGTGGCTTCCCACCCACTTCCTGAGCGCACCGAAGTCTTTGGCCTTCATATACTGCACAACCTCGGTGAGTTCTACGTCTCCTAGATGGGCCAGTATGCCCACGTCAATCTTGCCGAATTGTGAATATCTTTGTAATTCATTGATAATCCTGCGAAAGTCTGGGAAGAACTTTTTGACAAATTCCACGACAACCTTCTGATCGTATTCCACTTTCTCAGTTTTGAGGATCATTTGCACCCGCGCATAGAATTCTGCGGCCATTTTCTGCTTCTCTCCGCTCTTGAGGGTGAAATCTATCACCGCACAGCGGGAATGAAGTGGATCGATAATACGGTGCTTGAAGTTGCATGTGAAGATGAACGAACAGTTACCTGTGATGAGTCCATTAGCTAAGGTGAATGAGTGAGTATTTGGTTCCTCCAAACAGAATACTTCGTCGGTTCCCCAATATTCTTTTGATCGAACAGAGGATATCTGTTCGGTATCTATGGTTACAATAAACAATTCCTTGCTGTTGGGGTATCCTCCCAATCCTTCTTTCCTTGAAGTCAGACCGGTGACTTTATAGCCAGCGTAGGCGGCATAGTCAATCAACCAATCAACGGCATCCTTTCTTATTGTACTGATTTGTTTTCGGTGTCTATGATCCTTATATCCATCAGCTAACCACCATCCATAGATGAATCCTTTGATATAAGATGGATCGTTCGTAAATGGGACTTCTTTGGAATATGGGAAATATCCCAATTGAAAAGTGGGATCACCATTAGCGGAAGGCGGATAGGTAGGCTCATACCCCTCATTTATAAGAAGATCGAACATTTCTCGTTGTACTCTGTCTTGTTTACAGAGTCGTATTGTTGAGTATACTCTTCCTTGTCTTGGAAGAATTGTTCCATGTTGATGGTTGTGATGACCGTATCCATCACCAAAAATAATACCATGTACAATACCCCTGGGGTCCATCATTTCGGAAGATGATCCATTTGCAAGTTTATCCCCAATTTTCAATGAATTGGTTTTTGTTCCATCTTCTAGAAACCAACTGTGGTTCTCTGTGGCAATAACTTCCTGATGAAAGTTCTTTGAGTTTGAATTGAATTTACCAAAACTATATCGGTATAACGGTTGAACTCCGTAAGAACGGATGAGCACCTTTCTCCACACCCCATCGATGGATTTTATCGTAACCTCTTTCCCTGCTAGTTTACCTATCTCTACTGGTCCGTATTCAAGCGTTAGAATTTTTGTATTTCGGTGTAGACAATTACTCGCAAACTCTTCCATCGCGTTACGCAACGCTGGTTGAGTTGAGGTGGGATTAAGATAATCAGCCTCGTCTATGATAATTACTTTACGACCACCGGCCAGGGACATTGAAGAGGCATAATTTTTGATCTTGGATCTGAACACGTCGATGCCCGATTCGTCTGATCCGTTAATCACCATGTAATCACAGCCGACTTCTTCACACATGGCTTTGGCAATTGTGGTCTTGCCCACTCCAGGCCCACCCGTGAGTAGAAGATTGGGGATCGCTTTTTGTTTCACATATTCGGCAAAGGGGAGTTTGAGTCGGTCTGGAAGAATACAATCTGCCACTGTGGCGGGTCGGTAGCGTTCAGTCCATAGTATATGCTTGAGCATCATTCACCTCATTATGTTTGGGAATCATAGTGTATTTAGAAGCCACAAAACCCGAAAATCATGGATAGATCTTCGGGTTTCGCAACATCTCTATAACGATTGAAACCTTACTTGGTCTTTGTCTCCGTGGCGATCCAGTATTGAAGTTTGCGCTCTTGATTTTGGAAATGTGCAGCACCCCCATTTGATAACGTCACGGCATAGGTGCCTGGGAGTAATTTCCAGTTTTCTGTTTTGAAGATAAATTCAAAATCTTCACCAATCCACGGTCCCACCGTTAATGTGTCGGTGTGTGCCGAATTGTCGTGAACGTCCAGTGTACGTAACGCCATTTGTCCCCCAGTGCCAATCAGGGCGATGTTGGGGCTACCGAGTATGCTGGCTGTTTTTAAGACCCAGGCTAGGTCTGGTTCAGTGAGGAGGAACGAGGCATCTTGACTGGGAAGCTCGATGTTCTTCTCTGGTGGGGTCTTCATCATCGATGAATCACAGCAACGATAGGTGATCTTGCTACGTCCACCAAATCCAGACACCACAACATCATTTTTATGAAGACTCAATTCTGGTGCACTATCAATCGATAGAATCGAGAGAAGTTGATTGAGATCCTGTACGCCGAAATCTGCGGGAACGGTTTCATCGATAGTCGCTTCAACGAGAATCGTCTTGCCTTTGTTGAGCGTTCGAAGGAGATTACCCTTCTTGAAAAAGATCGAGGGGTTAATGCTCGCATAATTCTTGAGAATGTTGAGTGTGTTCTTTGAAAATTTCATAGATACCTCACAGGTTAATAATAAATTGAGTATAACACAACTAAATGGAGAAGTCAATCACATTCGTATGGCTTGGTCGGAGGACATTCGTGATGGAGTAGATTCCACAAACAAATCTTGTTGTGTGGCGATGTGTCGTACATTGTCTTGGAGCACCTCCAGAGTGCTATCATTGTAGATCGTATGATTGATTGGGGACCCAATCCAATCCCACTCTGATTGGTGAATGCCCAGTTGCTTCATATAGTCGATTGCGCGGGGATCACCATTGTTGGCGTCTTCTGCGACGAGAAACCATTCGGGGTCAGGTCCGCGTCTCACCCGAATAATGATCCCACCCGCCTTCTGAATTGCAGCAATTTCATTTTTGAATCGCACATCAGTTACGATGGTTGATCCCGTGCGTTGATTGGCGCGATTGATAAGTGAGACCACCCATAGGTCTTGGTGAAATATATTGCGCCCCGCTTCGGTGCCCATAAGTTGTAAGGCCATCCGAGGTGAAAATGGTTTACCAAACTTCAGACTCCAGAATTCGTCTGGTTGTTCGCGCCAGACTCGTGAAGCTGGTGTGGCCCCCTCAAGATTACTGCGATCCCACCCGAAGATTGCCGCGACTGCATCCTTGAGTGGTGCCGCAAAAGAATCCTGGGTGAACCCACTATAATGTGCGAACATTTCCCCCACACT